CTATTGAGCCTGGATGTAGGTGTGTTGGGTCTGTTGGCCACAAACCAAGTAGTCCGACTAAATCAATACCCCACATATTCTTTAATGGTTTACTGTACATACCCTTTGTAAATTCCCAATCATTATGGTGGTCACCAAAATTATTATCTGTCATTCCCCATATATAAAATGGTACTTCTTGTGTTGTTGTAGACAATTCTAATGTAGCACAGTCTATTAAATCATACCCAGATAACATCACATCTGTTGACGCTGTACTTATTAATGGTGTCCAATGAATGTTCATCCATGTTTGTCCCCAAGCGTTAAGTGAGTTTTGGTTTGCTCCACCCACGTTATAACCCATGGTTACTGGTGGGTATGGTGTTAATAGTCCGGTTGTACTTGTTGGTACTTCTGTTATACCACAATCACATATTGTGTCGGAGTAATTTGGTTCGTACCCTATAATCCCTAACATACTATTTTGTTGTAATGCTTGAGCGACATCACCACCAATCTCCTTTTCTGGTCTTGTAAAAAACGACCTTAAAACCACATCTTCACTCAACATTTTAAGGTTGTATATATCACCTATAAGAAACCCAATATCTTGAAATGTAGTACTACTTATTTGGTCTGTTATAGAACATTCGTCACCGAATCTAGGGTCTAGACATATTTGGTGAATACACTGATTTCTTGAACCCATATCAACCATAGTTGTTGGAAAAAGAATGTGCCTATCCATATCACCTTGGGAGTGTTTATTATCACTTGAGTTACCACCCAGCCCAAACATCTGTAATATCCAATTCTCACCCTTAACACCATCAGTATCATATAGAAATTCAGCTGATTGAGCGTTAACTATTTTTGTTGGTGTGGACCTGTAGTAGAACGTGTTGTCATATGGGTGTAGGTATGATGTCTTTTTACAATATTGTGAATCTGGAGCGAAACTATCTTGATTTTGTAGTAATGGGTATATTGGGTCGTCGTATCCAGCCACACTAAATCTAGTTTTAGCTTTGAATTGGTGTTGGTATAGAAATCCGTTTACCCAATCATTTTCCCAAAAATAAGTCATAACACCATTACATAAAGCTGAAGCAATTATTTCTCTTCGTCTCCACTCCTTAAGTACCATAAGGTTTAGGTTAAAGATAACACATTTTATGTTGAAGCATATTGTTTTAACATAACAACCCCCACCAGCTGGGTCCTTACTATTACCAGCACCATTAGATGATGTTGAGTCCCATCCATAGTTATTTGGACAACATATATGGTCTGGGTCACCTTGACAACACATTTCCTCATTCCAATACAGTAAATCGAATAAAGATGGTGCTAAATCAGCACTACTATTACCATTCCAGAATGCATGACAAGCACTTCCACCAGTATCATTTTCCCCGTCTGTTACAGGACAAAGTGTTACATCATTATAATCTTGCATTTCACTATTAGCGTCAACACTACCACGACACATACATCTTTCACATTCAGGGTACTTTAACCCATTAAGTGACAACAATGTTAATCCTAGTTTAAATCCGTAGTACTTACACCCATCGGATGACCCTTGACACGAATGGGTAAAGCTAATTTTTCCACAACCTAGTTTAGCCGCAGCCGCGTCTAGTTTTGTCGCTAAATTACACGCCCAACTAAATGGTGTCCAACCCCATATACCCCAACCACATATAGTCTTAAAAACAGACCATAGAACACAAATTATTAAACATAAAACGTACACAACAAGCATTAATAATGGAAATATCAAACCAATAACAAAAGCTATTACTGAAGCTAAAAATGTTAAAAATGAATATAGAATGAATAAAAAATTTACTATGAATAGTCGTAACAGGATTCTTAAGTTCCAATTTCTAACAGCTGTATTTGTTGGAAATGGCATAGCGTTATCAGGACATTGTTCACTGGCTGTTGGTAGTATTTCTTTAATCCCAATAAATTGTTTTCTACCGTTATGTTTTACGTGGTCATGAAATTGTGATGTGGTATACACCATATTAAATTTCATATCATAGAAGTAATCTTTTCCTCCTGGTATCAAATACCTTTGTGCGAGAGGATGGTAATCTCTGTATTCTATAGAGAACGCGTAGGACCTATAATCAATACCAGGCCAATCACCATCAACATTATTATCATAATTAAATTCACGTATATTTGGTACTAGAAATGAACCTATTTTGGCTTGTCTAGCTCCACCAGTACCTTGTTCTGGTCTAATCCTAAACCTACACCTAGCTCTTGTAGCGACACCAACCTCTGGGTCGTAAGATTTGACCAAATCACCAAACTCATTAGTTGTTAGGTGGTCAAGGTTCATTGGTATGTGCTCTAGGAAAGAACCTGTACCATCTATAACTCTACCACCATCTTTAAGGTAATACCTTTCTAGTATAGGTACTAGACCTCCTTCAAAACTAGTTGTACTGTATGTACCCGCACCAGCATAAACTGGATAAGCTAATGGGTCTTCCTTACTAAATGGTGTATATCGTATACAATCTATAATACCTGGTTTAGTGACAATCTTACACAGTTCACCCATACGTTTCTTAGGTCTACAGTTTTTGTTGATGTAGTTCTTACCGTCATCAGTAGCTGTAGAACCCATAAATACGGATTTTGGTTCTAGTTTCATACCTGATTCACCTAGGTCAAAATCAACCCTTGTTATACTAGCGTTACAGTCATCCTTATCACCCCAAAATGAATTAACATTTAACACCTTTTGTTGGTTTACAATTTGCGGTAGGCTATCTATTTCCCTATCTGTCTTAAAATGTGGTCCATCAAAGTCTGATTCTGGGAACCCCTTAAGTTTAAAGTCTTCTGGCAACATAGAGAAACAACCTATATCACTCATGTCAACATCCATTATAATTTTTTGTTCTCCTGTTGGGACCCCGTATATCATAAAGTCTCCAGAGTCGTTTGTTTTTACAGTATATTTGTAATATTTTTTGTAAACATGTTCAATGTCTTGGTTTGTTAGTACGTCGTCTAACATTGGGAAACTTCCTACGGCGGTATGACAATCAAAGTTTGGTTCTCTACTTAGTAGGTTGTATCTTGTACCGTCACTACCTTTATCATATGGTTGTTTAAATGGGTATAGTTCCTTGATGATGTCGTTTTCACTATCTTCTACTGGTACAAATATAGATACCTTACAGTTTGGTACACCGAAACCACTATTAATTATAACCCTACCTACCACGACACCGAAATCAGCACACATACGTGTGTAGATATCCTTTTGTGTTAAGGATAAACTTAACACTTCTAATAAATCAAAATCTTGATTTAACTCAAATGTTAAATTTTGTTCTTGACCTACCTGAGTTCTTACTCTGAATGATTTGTTTCCCATATATGCTTTACTAAATAAATAGTTATTACGCTAAAACTAATAATAGTTCTAACCACCTTTTAGTAAAGATTAATATAAGTTTGGTTTATTGGGTGTTTGAACCCTTACAGCGATATCTTTTTCCGGGAACCTAACGTGTAGTATTTCGTCTGGTTGTGCGTAAATAGTATCGTCCAACATATTTAATTCTCTAAAACCAGCTGATGGTACTGACCATATAGGTTGTGAAGATTGTGATTGTGAGTATTCACCACCAACCTTATTATATACCCTAAGATTAACTATATTTATAATCCCAGTTTGATTCATAATCAGACCTCTTAGTTCTCCCATTGGTAGGTCCTGTCCCATCTCAATACTATCAATGTCGAAGTAATCACCCATTTTTGTTATAACGTTAGTTATTATTTGTCCTTGGTTTGACGAATTCTCTAATACTAGGTCCACCTCAAAACACAAATCAACAACTTTACCTGAACCAACACTAATATAATCATTTAACATTCTATAATTAGATAAGAATTCTGATACATTTTTCTTTAAAGCTTGTGGTACCTTTGATGTTAATTTACCTGATGGTGTGTACGATAGTATATTTAACATAACTTTATTCTCTAGTTCTGTCACACCAACCTTAGCTGGTGCTCCAAACGTAGAAGGCATTAACCTTAGTTTTGATGTGTAGTCGTTAATTGTAACAGTTCTATTCTGTGCCGCAAAATTAAATGATATATAATTTCTTATTTCCTCAATTGACATTTGATTGGCTCCTCCTATAGCTGATGTTGTGTTTGTAACAGACAAACTACCCATAACATTTTGGTTTGTTTGTGGTACTGGTCCAGCTACAATAAAATCAATTGTACCTAAAGCATTTATAGCTCCAGCCCCCACGTTTGACGATTTACCTCCACCAACCCTATATTCAACAAATATTGTTGAGTTACCTTTAACCATATTACCTAAAGCTGTATTATTCATAAACTTTGACATATCTAACGTTATTCCGTTTTTACTAAACGAATCTAATAGGTCTTGTGGTGTTTGATTCCCAGCCCCGAATGTTAGGTGGAAAAACCCTTCTGGTGTGTATTCCGAAACAAAACGTTGGTTTGCCTTAACATATTTACCAACCTTAATCCCTGTTTCGTCAACTGGTGATGATGGGTCTAGAATAAAAACTTCTTCTTGTGCTAAAGCGTCAACCTCATGCCACCTATCAACAGTATAATCCATAAACTCCAAACTTGTTGGTAGTGTTTTATAACCTGTACCATCTTTTTGTATAACCGATGTAACACCAACAACATTCTCGTCTGGTAGGAACATCTTATAAAATGGTTTTGCTAGGTTATCTGTAATTTCTTTTTTAAATACCTTTGTAACCCCATTAATAGCTAAAACTTTTTTTGTGATTGTATAATTTCTAATAATACCGTTTGAGTCAAAGTTTGGTATTTTTGTTCTATTGACTCTACCGTCTGTACCATATTGTGATGAAAAATCACAGTCGTCAGACAATTCAAAAACATTACCACCACCTTTAAATTGTGAGCCTCTCCTTAAAAACCCTAGATATTTAAAATCTTCCTTATCTCCAAGAGCTGGTACAATTATAGAAACTTCACATACTGTCAAAGAAGGACGATTTCCAGGTACCTTTAAACCATAAGTTCTAGCTAAATTATATAATGAACTCCTTTCTTGTGCGTATTGTAATACAGTCTCTTGGAATGACCTGTCTATCTGGAAGTTAAGGTTGTCTGCTACCGCAGCGTTTAAATCTAAGAATACAGAGTATATGGATGCGTCGTTAGCATTCTTAATTAAGTCTGGGTAATAGGTGTTTGTCAACCTAACAAGTTCGTTTCTAATACCTAGAAAGTCTCTTTCCGTGTACGCTATTTTTTTTTCAGCCATATTATAAATTAATTATTACAAAATCTCTTGATTCAAACACACCGGACCCAATACTATAATCTATACGGACCCTAACGGTATATTCTCTTTCAGAATCCCCAGCGAAACTAAATGTGTTGTCATCCATTGTTGGGTCTAATTCCATTCCACCCTCCTCAGCTCTTAAATCTTCAGCTGTTTTAACCTCAACCTTATCGATATTTAACTTTGGTATGAACTCTCCTACAGCATCTCTAATTTCCCTATCAATAGATGTTTTGGTTCCATTATCTAGTGGTTCGAAAATTAACCTCATTAGATTGGTTCCAAAGTCTGGTAGGAAATACCTACTACCCTTAATAGTTAATATTAAATGTACTAGATTAGACCTAAC